AACAGATTTACATATATTTATGAACAGAAGAATTGCAATAATATTAGACGACATAACTCAGGCAAAGAAGCAAGGATTATGGACACAGTTTAAGGACTTACTCCGTAGACGGTGTAATAAAAAACAGAGGCGTCCTATTTTCGCTATTGAAAATGGTGATGCTTTAATTTTAGAATTCGCTAACCAACAAGCAGAATATTATGTTGAAAAACAATATATTCAGTTATTGGCTAATGGTTACGTGAGGTCACCACTTGCAACATTAGTACCTGAAGAAAATACATTTTTCTTTATGAAAAACTATACACAACTTTATAACTTAATCAGGGATTTACTTGAAGTACAGGAAGACGAAACTAGCACTATTCGCATAGTGGTAGCTGAAGCTCCGAGGCCGAAGCCTAAAACTGTAGTTCATTTTAAAATGCAGATTAAGGAAAAGATAACCATCTTCGAAAGATTTGTGAAGATTGGTTGGAACACATACAAGCGTCAATTTGACTTTTTTACTGGACGTGAATACATTGATATAGATGGCAGTCGCCTTTATATTAAGTATGATCGGTCAGGACGTGAATATCTTGATGTTTAATTATTAACTATAGACCTTATATAGCGGCTACAGTTAAGGATATTCACCACCTTCCAAAAGTAAAGAATATGCCACCGAGGTAGGAAACTAACCCGAACGCAATATCGGTTACTTAACTAAGGTTCTTAAAAAAATACAATAATGTCAATACCTTATCAGATTGCCATAGTTGGCATGTCAGGTAAGGGAAAAACAATGGCTTTTCGTAATATGAACCCTGAAACATGTGGGTTTATAAACGCTGAAGGCAAACCATTACCTTTTATAAATAAATTTAAACATTACTGTACTCCTAATAGTTGGCAGGAAACTTATCAGAAACTTATCGAATTTGGCAAAAATCCAGAGATTACAGAAGTGGTACTGGACAGTTTTTCCGCTTACACAGACAGCTTGCTTAAAACAGCAAGAGAAATAAAAAAAGGTTTCGACACCTGGAATTACTATAACGAAGAAATAGGGAAGCTTTTATTTCTTATTAAAAAATATCCAAAAGATATAATCGTTACAGCACATTCTGCTAATGTCGAAACAGAAGAAGGCGTTGCAGAAAGACGCATTGCTGTAAAAGGCAATGAGTGGAATAAAACTGGCGTAGAGAAAGATTTTACAATCGTTTTGTTTTCAGAGGTAAATTTAAGTAGTGGTAAAAGAGAGTATATACTCAATTTATTATCAGATGGTAAAACATCTGCTAAAACACCACCTATATTTATAGAAGAAGGCAAAGAAACTATGCCGAACGACGCACAGACTTTTTTACAACACGTAAGAAAAGTACTAGCTAACAATAAATAATATTAGGAATTAAAATAACATCGCACATGTATAACGTAACAAAAGATATTAATTCAGAAACCAGAGCTAACAATTTTATGGGTCCTGGTATTCATGATAACGTAGAATTGAAACACAGTGAAGAAGGCAAATATCCGATTGTATATGGCGAATCAAAGAAAGGTAACAAGTTTGCAGCTTTTCATTTTATAAATGATAAGGGAGAACTCTTAATTCATACTGAGTACGAACCCTCAGACGAAGATCGAGAAAAACTTGAAAACAAGACAATAAATCAGATCAAGAGATTTAAACATATAATCACAAAGTTTGTCCCAGAAGACAACTTTATTTTTGAAGCATCTAATTTTGAACAGTTTGTTAATCGAACTATTGAAATATTAGGAAATGCTTATGTAGGTAAGAAAGTACGTATTAAGGTTGTTTTAAATAACAGCGACTATACTACTTTACCAAATTATGTACCTTTCATAGAAAATATGGAAGTAACTAAGAGTAAATTATCTATAAATACAGCTATGGATAAAACCATTAAAAGCAAACCAGATGTAGAAACCTCTACAAATGAAAATCCTTTTGCAAAACCAATTGAGGTTGCCGATGCACAAGGAGAATATAATCCTACTGTTCAAGCAACAATGGATTCCGATACAAATAATGCTGATGGTTTACCATTCTAATTAATATTAAGGGGGTGGAAACACCCCCTATATATTATGGTTTACAATACAAATCATGTCATAGAAAATTTGTGTCTTGAAGAACTACTTAAAAAGATTACTGAATATGATGTATATCATCACTATTTAGGTAGTAAATTTAAAGTAGGACAAATAATGTCATCTCCTTTTAGAGAAGACAAACATCCATCTTTTGGAGTGTTTAAATCATCTAATGGAGCATTATTATGGAAAGACCAAGCAACTGGTAAAACTGGTAATATTGTGACATTTGTAAAAGAAATAGAAAACTTATATCATAATAAACAAGCCCTGAAACTTATATATGATAAATTCGTAAAAGGTATAATACAACCTACTATTGAAGGTATCAGAGTACGTGAACATTATGATAGACTAAGAAAATCTATTTCTATTAAAAGACAAAACTTTACTAAAAACGATGATGAATATTGGCAACAATATCATATAAGTCGTGAGACATTAAAAAAATACAATGTATATCCAATTACATTTTTTTGGGTAGATGATATGCTACAGCCATTTACTTATACAAAAGATAGTCCTATGTATGCTTATAAAATATTTGATAAGTTTAAAATATATAGACCTTATTCCAAATATAAGAAAGACAAATGGCGAACTAATTGTTCTACAATTGACATACAAGGGTTTGAACAATTACCAGAAGAAGGAGATTTACTAATACTAACAAAGTCTTTAAAAGATATTATGGTATTAGATGAATTGGGATATACTGCTGTTGCACTACAATCAGAAAACGATAAACTTAATTATAAGATTTTTAATAATTTGTCAGAACGTTTCAAAAAAATAGTTATATTGTTTGACAATGATGAACCTGGTAAGGAAAGCGCTGCTAAACTTGCTAGTGAATATAATATTGAATATTGTTTCATAGACTCTAGTATCTATGAATTATATAATGTAAAAGATATTAGTGATTATATTCATATATTTGGTAAAGAACAAACAATTAAATTATTAAAATCATTAATTAAAAATGAAAGTGCAAATAGTTAACAAATCTACTAATCCTTTACCTGCTTATCAGACAAAAGGAGCAGTGGGCTTAGATTTACAAGCAAATGAAGAAGCTAAATTATATCCAAAAGAAACCAAATTAGTTTCTACTGGTTTATTTGTATCTATACCCGAAGGATATGAAGGACAAATAAGACCAAGATCTGGATGGGCTTTAACACAAAGTTTAACAGTTTTAAATTCTCCTGGTACTATAGATTCTGATTATAGAGGTGAAATTAAAATTATATTACATAATGCAGGGTTTAATGAAATTAACATTGCCCCAGGAGATCGTATAGCACAATTAGTTATATCTCCTATACAAAAAATTGAACTTGAAGAAGTTCAAGAACTTGATGAAACAGATCGTGGGGAAGGTGGTTTTGGTAGCACTGGTATTACTGATGAAGTAGAACCAGATGATATAGAACTACTGGATCTATATGATGATACTATACCTTTTAACTATGTCGAAGAACAAGAAAATATCTAATGCTACAGAACTTGAATATGAAGGAATTAAGTTCCGTAGTAAATTAGAAGTTTATTGTTATAAAAGGTTAAAAGAAGAAGGATTATCATTTAAATACGAAAATTATACTTATAACTTAATTCCGACATTTAAATACAAGTTTAAACTATATGAACCTTATAAAAAAGGAAAAGATTGGTTATTTGGTGAAAAAAATAATATTATTAAAGGGTTAACATACAAACCAGACTTTGTTAACGATGAAGCTGGTTGGATAATTGAATGTAAGGGATATCCCAACGATGCATTCCCATTAAAATGGAAACTCTTTAAATATTTATTAACACAATTAGGTGTTAATTATGATTTATATTTACCAAAAAATCAAAAGCATATAGATGAATGTATACAGTTAATTAAAAATAAAAATGCCGGAACAGAAGGATTACTTCAAAATTAAAGCAGTATCTTCTCATTCATTAGGTTACTTTGAAGAATCGCCATTAACATTTAAAAAGTTTTTGGAAGAGGAACTAGAACAAGATGATAAGAAATACTTAGATTTTGGTAGACAAGTACATATGAGAATATTAGAACCCAAAAAGTTCAAAGAATCATATACAGTACTAAACTATGAATTACCAAAATCAGAACAACAGAAGCAATTCTGTACAACATACGTGGAAAATCCACATCTTAAAAAAGAAGATAGGCTTGTATTAGCTTATAATACTGCATATTCAACAAAAGGTAAGTCAGATGATAAGATACTTCAAGATGCTCAAGATATGTATGATAAGATAAAAGATTACCTTACATACTTAACTAAAGCAAAAAAATATAAAGAAGTATTAACATTTGCTAAAAAACAAAAGATTGATACATGTTTTACAAATGCATATAATCATAAATTAGCAAATGAACTTTTATTTGATAAAGAAATACCAGAGCAAGGTGTACAAACATATAATGAATTAGAGTTAGAATGGGATCATCCTTTACATAAGAATGTACCATGCAAATCTATGATTGATAGACTAATCATAGATACTAATAATAAGATTATAAAACTAGTAGATATAAAAACAACTATATCTTTAAAGACATTCAAGGAATCAGTCTATAATTTCAACTATCATAGACAAATGGCTTTCTATTCATTGGCAGTATATTGGTACATTAAAAATGTATTAAATATAGATGCTGAAGATTATAAACTAGAAGTTTATATAGTAGCCATAAAAAGTGCACCTCTACATGAC